AAGAGCTTAACAAACATGTCAAAGAGCGGTTCATTACGTGGGTAAGTACTAATGATATATCCATGGATCCAATGACAATACTTTATAGGGCAGGTGAGGAACCAAGCACACAGTTCTTGCAGGTTTTCTTAGAAAGGATGCATGATGAAGACACCAACGACAGCGATTCTTGATGGGGATATTATCGTATATAGAGCAGCGTATTGGGCTGATGCCGAGGGGATTGATGATCTTCCTCAGAGAATCAAAAGGGATGTGAGGAATTGGACACCTGACGGGGTAGATAAAGTGATCATTGCTATGTCATGCCCTCGTGAGGAGAACTATAGACGGGATTTCTGGACACCATACAAGGCACATAGAGATGATTTAAAGCGTCCTGATAGCATGGGCTATGCTATTGAGTGTATCTATGACACAGACCACCCAGCTAGGTGTGTTGATCGTCTAGAAGCTGATGATCTAATTGGAATGATGGTGTCGTCTGGCAGGGCTATTGGGGTCACTGTAGATAAAGATCTCCGTCAAGTACCGGGATGGCATTGGAACCCGGATAAAGAAGATAGTCCTATTGAGATTGTTCAGAAGGATGCGGATCATTTCTTTTATCAACAATGGATGACAGGAGATTCAACCGATAATATATGGGGACTGTGGCGAATAGGGCCCAAGAAGGCTGATAAGTTCCTAGAGTTTGTTGATGATGATGAAAGAGATCAGACAATCATGGATCTATATGAGACTGAGGATTGGGACAAGAGGCCAGATACAAAGATCCCCGATGTTTCAAGAGAAGAGTTTGCCTTGGCCCAAGCAAGGTGTGTTAGAATCCTTAGAGATGGGGATTATGATAAGAAAACAGGAGAGATTAAGTTATGGTGTCCATCACCAATAACCTAACTTATAGCATAGTGTTGGAGAAGAATATGATTATTATAACTGACAGGAGAACTCTTGATGTCTGAAATGTTCCAAGATTTTGTAGCCATTTCTAGATATTGTAGATGGATGCCTGAGAAAAACAGAAGAGAAACGTGGGAAGAAGCTGTTAATAGATACTTTGATTATATCATTAATAGATTCGATCTAGGTGATGAGGATGAGCTTGATGAAGCCCGGTCTGCCGTAGTTAATCGAGAGGTCTTTGGATCTATGCGATCTCTTATGACAGCAGGTCCTGCGTTGGATCAAGATGATGTAGCTGCATACAACTGTAGTTACGTGGCGGTCGAACGACCCTCTGATTTTAGGAATATTATGTATATTTTGATGTGTGGTACTGGTGTGGGATTCTCTTGTGAGTCCCAATTTACCAATCAACTACCTAAAATCCCCCTAGAAATAAAGAAAACAGATGATACTATTATTGTTGAGGATTCTAGATCTGGTTGGGCTGATGCCTTTCATAAATTTATACACGCTCTTTACTCTGGCTATCACGCCACTGTAGATGTAAGTTTAGTACGACCAGCAGGAGCAAGACTTAGGACATTTGGTGGTAGGGCTAGTGGACCTCAGCCTTTACTTAAGCTAATTGGTTTTACGGCTTCTATGTTCCATCAAGCTAAGGGAAGGAAGCTTAAGTCTATTGAGGTTCATGATTTAATATGTCAGATAGCTGAGATTGTTATATGTGGTGGTGTCCGGAGATCCGCATTGATTTCTCTAAGCGATCTCCATGATAGAGAGATGGCCTTGAGTAAGTCAGGTCCTTGGTGGGAATCAGCAGGACATAGGAGCCTATCTAACAACTCTGCTGTCTATGAATCCAAGCCATTGATCAGTGAGTTTCTTCAAGAATGGTCATCACTTTATGATTCTAAGTCTGGAGAGAGAGGCATATGTAACAGAGAAGCTATGACTACTATTGCTAAGAAAGCAGGCAGAAAAACTGAGGGTGTGGTGTTTGGGACCAATCCCTGCTCTGAGATTATTCTAAGAAGTAAACAGTTCTGCAACCTATCTACAGTGGTAGCCGCTGAACATGATAATGTATATGCCCTGAGAAATAAAATCAGACTAGCCACTATTCTAGGTACGATACAAAGTGCTATGACTAAGTTCTCTTTCTTTGAAGAACGAGGTGATTTTACATTCCGAGAGAACTGTGATGAAGAGAGACTACTAGGTGTTTCTATTACAGGTATTATGGATTGTAATATTTTATCGAATGGTGATCTGGCGAACATCGCCATTGTGTTAGAAGATCTCAAGGAAGAAGCAACCGAGACTAACGAGAGGTGGGCGAAGAAGCTAGGCATAGAGACTAGTGCATCGGTCACTTGTATTAAACCAGAAGGCACGACAAGCTGTGTTGCTGGTACCTCCTCAGGCATGCATCCAAGATTCTCTAAACATTATATAAGACGAGTACGTCTTGATTCTAAAGACCCCATCGGACAACTTATGAAAGATTCTGGTGTACCATGGGAGCGGTGCCAGATGAGACCCGAGTCAACTATCGTATTCTCGTTCCCTATTGAGTCACCTGAATCTTCTATTACACAAGAATTCTTGGATTCCCAAAGACATCTGATGTTGTTTGCTGCTTATCAAGAGCACTATTGTGATCATAAGCCTAGCATAACAGTTAGCTATGATGACTCTGACTTCATACGTATCGGTGCTTGGGTGTGGAACAATTGGGACATAGTCTCTGGTATCTCATTCTTGCCTTCTGATGATCATGTATATCAGCAGGCTCCGTTTGAATCTGTTACAAGCCATGAATACGAAAAACTCGTGGGGCTTATGCCTGATTCTATTGATTGGTCTCTTCTTAGTAAGTATGAGATCGAAGATGAAACAAAACACTCACATACACTTAGCTGTTCAGCTGGTGGATGTGAGGTTGTATAGGGGTATCACATGAGTTTTTATGTAGTTAATAATGAATATGATATGGACCAAGCTATTGGTGAGTGTATTAAACTCATTCACCTTCAAGAGTCTAGAATTAAACTAGGATTTAATAACATGGGTATGGTTAATATATTCATGGCAAACTTAGGTGACGAGTGTGATGCTTATAACATTGATCCAGAGGAACGAGATTTCCATATCGATGTGTTAGTTAATGCCGGACCCGATGATATAGAGGATGTACTGGGATGACTGATGAAATGAAACTAACCACAATCTATTATAAATAAGACAAAGGAATGATCCCACGGGACTCAGATCTTTACTATGCTGTTACTCTTATAAAGGAACTTACAGATGAACTCAAAACTCTTCGTGCCGAACGAGCTTATGGAAAACCTGCAAAAACTGTACGGTCAGGTTCATCCGGCGGATCTAAAAAAAGAGGAGTTCGAAAGGGGAAGACTGTACGGTCAGCAGGAAGTAGTGCAGAAATTAAACCAATGGAAGGAGGCGAGTGATGGGCGGTAAAGGAGGAAATAGTGGACCAAGTCAAACAGAGATGATGGAAATGCAGAGAACCCTACAAAGAGAATCTTTTGAGATGCAGCAAGATGCCACCTTCCAACAGGAAGAGCGTGCTTCTGCTCGTCGTGAAGAAGAAAGAAAGGCTGAGCTTGAGCGACGACGCGAGGCTGAGCTAGAGAAGGCAGAGAAAATGGCTGAGGAAGAGAAGCGAGAGGGCATTATCATGTCTGAAGCATCATCTGGAACAAAGGATGAGGAATCCTATGCTAATCTTAACCTCGACTCACCACAAATTGAGGCACCAGACTATGCCCCAGAAGAAGAATTGGAGTAGTAATATATGCTAAAAGTACCAGAGAAGAGTGTCAAAGAGAGGTGGGAAGCCCTCGATAGAAAGCGTGAACTCAATCTGGAGAGGGCAAGAGCATGTGCTGCTGTGACTATTCCTACGTTGCTTCTTCCAAAGAACTATAATGATCAAGAGCCTCTACCACAACAATACTCTAGCGTAGCTAGCAGAGGAGTCACGAGCTTATCTTCTAAGATCCTTAGTGCTTTGATTCCATTGAATGACACACCGTTCTTTAAGCTAGGTCTTAAGAATGGTAGACAACCCACGCATGAGATTAATGAATACCTAGAGGTATTGAGTCAGCAGATTTACACTAAGTTATTAGGAAAGAACATGCGAGACTCTGTT